ATCACCATAAGGGCATCGACCCCGCAAAGGAGCTAACCTGGCCTCCACCCCTTGAGAGGTAGAACGAAGGAATGTAAGGGCATCGACCCAGGGAGATATGGGAGGGTAAACTGCAAGGGTACATGTGGAGATCCATATGCGATCATACGGCTTTTAAAGCGAGGTGACCACCACCTCTATTCCCGCCAACAGGTCGATCCCAAATATTCACTCCTCGTCAAATCCTATCCAAGGGGGCTTTGGATGTCAAAGATGAAATCATGCGAAAAAGCGGGAAAAACGGAGAAAACATTAATTTATTGAGGGAGATGATGTAAAGTGACGACTCGCATTGCTGACGTAATTCAGCCGGAAGTGTTTAATCCGTACGTGATTCAAAGGACGATGGAACTTTCGGCGCTCGTTCAATCCGGGATTGTGCAAAATCTCCCCGAATTTGACGAACTGGCCAGCGGGCCGAACACGCTGGTCAACATGCCGTTCTGGAATGATTTGACTGGGGATTCTGAAACGATGAAGGACGACGGCGCGCTGACGCCCGGGAAAATTGGTTCCAACAAGGACGTTGCACGTAAGCACGGTCGTGGCCGCGCATGGGGAGCAAACGGTCTGTCTGCGCTGCTTTCCGGCGACGATCCGATGCGGGCGATCGCTGATTTGGTCGCTGCGTACTGGACGCGCGAGATGCAGAAGATTCTCCTTGCCACGCTCGATGGTGTGTTCAAATCGTCATCGATGTCGAATCACGTTCTCGACATTTCCGGTGAAACCGGAGATGCTGCATTGATCAGCGGTGACAGCTTCATCGACGCAGTGCAACTTATGGGAGACGCGAAAGACCTTCTGACCGGCGTCATGATGCACAGCGCGGTTGAGGCGTACCTGGCCAAGCGGCAGTTGATCGAGTACGTGCAGGAGAAAGACCAGTCGCCTCGCGTGCCGTACTTTATGAACAAGCGCGTCATCGTGGATGATTCGATGCCGTATGACACAGCGACGAAGACCGGAACGATCTATTTGTTCGGTGCCGGAGCAATCGCCCTGGGCAACGGTTCTCATCCGCGCATCATCCAGACGGAAATCGACCGCGATTCGCTCGCATCGTCTGGTGAGGACTTCCTCATAAATCGCCGGATCTTCATCCTGCACCCGCGCGGCGTGAAGTGGACGGAGGCATCGGTCGCCGACGTGTTTCCGGAAAACAAGGAACTAGCCAACGGCGCAAACTGGGAACGGGTTTACGAGCCTAAGGCGATCCGGATTGTGAAGCATGTGTTCAAAATCGCGTAAGAGGAGCTGGCCGTGGCTCCTTTTACGTTCGGAGGTGTGAACGATGGGACTTTCAGCATTCCAGCGGCGTCGCCGGGAGCTGGCAGCAGCGCTGGCACAGGAGAAGGAGAACCAGGCAGAACAGACTGTCGAGAAACCGCTCGATGAAATGACCGTTGCCGAGTTGAAAGAATATGCCGAACAACACGGTATTGATCTCGGCGAAGCGAAGAAAAAGGTCGAGATTCTCACGGTGATTCATGCGGCCGTCTCCGACAGCGAGCAGGCTAACGGAGATCCGGGCGGCGGTGAAGGGGACGAGCAAGCTGACGGTGAAGGCGGCGGAGATCATGCCGGCGACTGATGTCATCGAAATTGTCAGGACCCGGCTGCCGGGGCTCCCGGATGACGTGGATGCGCTGATTGACTCCTATGTGCAGGAGATTGGTCAGCGCATCTTGCATTACACGAACTTGGCTGAAATCCCGGCCGAACTGGAGCATACCTGGGCGTCGATGGTCATTGATGCGCTCCGGATTGAGCAGCCGAAGCTCCCGGGAGTCGCGGAAACAAGCGGCGCCGGGGAGGAAATCACGGTCGGGGATACGTCGTCGGCACCGGCCAAGTCCGCCGGGTTGACCAACACGGCCAAGTCGGCGATTGACGCCGTCGTGCTGAACTATCGGGTTGATTTGAACAGGTACCGGAAGCTGAGGTGGTGACCGATGAACATCGAACGTCACCGTCGGGCGATCGAACGGATGTACACAGACCGGACTACAATTTACAGATACCAACCGGTCAAGGATCCAGTCACCAAAGAGACCAAGCTCGTCCCACAACCGGTTTGTACCGACCAGCCGTGTCGCATCTCACAGCGTGCGCTGGCCACCAACGACCAGATCGAGGCGCAGAATGAAATTCGATACGAAACCAAGCTGTTCATCGCGCCGGAGTTGGAGATTCAGCAAGGGGACATGCTGGAAGTCACCCGCGGCACGGTGACGCGAAAATATACTGCCGGGGAGCCGTTCCTGTATTCAACCCACCAGGAAATATCGATCCAGCGCAAGGAGTGGGCCTAATGATTGATCTGAAGGACCGCCCGCAATCGGTCGCGGATGAAATCACTATTTCGGTACACATGGTCAGTGGTGACGTATTTGTCCAACTGATTCCGATTGAGCAAGCTGATGACGTGCAAGACTTCATGAACTGGTTTCGTAACCCGGGAAAAGACAAGGTTTGGGCGTGGCATGTGATTAGGGAACAGACCATCCACATGCTCCATCATGACAAGATCATGGCCGTGGATATCGAGGGCTACATCGAACCAGACGGACGTGTGTCACGCTGGTACGAGCGGTTGTTTGACCGCCTGCGGGCACGGTGGTTGTGATGCCCAAGTGGGGGAAATTCGACTTCAGTGAGTTTGAGAAGCTGACCAAGACGTTCAAGAAGATGCTGGACGAGCGCGTCATTGAGCGGTTCATTCAGGACTTCCTACTGGAGATGGCATACAGGGCGGAACGCAAGATCAAGAAGCGAACGCCGGTCGATACAGGGGAGTTGCGTCGGAATTGGCAGGTTGGCCGGGTCGAGCGCCGGGGTGATGCGTACCAGGTTGAGATCTACAACAACACACATTACGCACAGTTTGTGGAGTTCGGCCATCGCACCGGCGCGGACCTGACAAAGTGGATCGAAGGTCGGTTCATGATGACGATCAGCATGCAGGAAATCGAACGTGAACTACCTCGGTATCTGGAAAAGCGCATGATCGAACTATTAGATAACATCATGAACGGCCGGTCGCCGAAGAAAGGGTGATGAGATGTCACAAGTGACAATCAACGACGTTCGCTACGCCGTCCACGCCGCGCTTGACACCGCGTTCCCAGACATCCCGATCATGGGCGAAGAGATCAAGCAGGGTCTGACGCCGCCCTGCTTCTTCGTAAGGTTGCTCGAGCCGACACATACGCAGGAACTTGGACGCCGATACGCGCGCGTCCATCCTTTTGACGTACATTATTTTGCGCCTAACCGCCAGAACGATGACATGTACGACATGGCCGAGCAGCTGACGGAAGTGCTGAAGTGGATTGATGTTGCTGGCCGTCCAGTCCGCGGGACAGGGATGCGGTTCGAGATTATCGATGAAGTGCTGCATTTCTTTGTTGAATACAATTTTCACGTTTGGGCGCCGAAACCGGAAGATCCGGCGATGCAGACGCTCGACGTGCAGGAGGGGTTGAAGTGAGCGAAAAGAAAAAAGCGGGCGTGACGTTCACCAAACAACAGTTTCTGAAATCAGCCAATTTTACGTCGGTCCAAAAGGACGTGCTTCGCACGTTGCTGAAGGATGACGAAACGTACACGCTCGACCAGGTGAAACAAATGGTTGAGGATTTTGCAAAAAGGACGGTGAAGTAAGATGCCCGGAGGAACTTGGACTGTGCAAAACAAAGTACGCCCTGGAGTCTACATCAATTTTAAAAGCGAAGCCCAAGCACTCGGCACACTCGGCGAGCGTGGCATCGTCAGCCTGCCGCTAACGCTCCCATGGGGCCCGGCCAAGCAGGTAATCGCAGTTGAAGCCGGCGCGGACACGTTTGACACGCTCGGGTATCCGATCACAGCGCCGCAGCTGTTGCTGGTCCGTGAGGCATTAAAGCGCGCTCGCACCTTGCTGCTGTACCGGCTGAATACCGGCACGCAGGCGTCGGCCACGATCGGCGGCCTGACCGTAACGGCTAAACATGGCGGTGTCCGCGGGAACGATATCAGCATCATTGTTGAACAGAACATTGACGATCCGGCCAAGTTCGATATCAAAACGCTGGTGGATGGGCGCGAAGTGGATTCCCAAACGGTTTCCGCGATCGAGGAATTGCAACCTAATGCTTGGGTGGAATTTAGCGGAACGGGTGCGCCGACTGCTACCGTAGGAACGCCGCTTACAGGTGGCGCAGACGGCGAAGTGACAGCGCAGGACTACCTGGACTACCTGGAAGCGATTGAAGCGCACGACTTTAACACGATCGGGCTCACGGCGACAGATACGACAACCAAAGGCGTGTTTGTGTCGTTCGCCAAACGCCTTCGCGAAGACGAGGGCAAGAAGATTCAAGTCGTCGTGGAAAACTACCCTACTGCCGATTATGAAGGCGTCATCAGCGTCAAAAACGGCGTCGTGCTGGCGGACGGAACCACGCTCACCGCAGCGCAGGCGGTCGCATGGGTGGCTGGCGCGACGGCAGGCTCAGCCGCGAATCAGTCGCTGACGTATGACGCATACGATGGTGCGGTTGACGTGGCGCCGAAGTACACAAACAGCCAGATCGTCACTGCGCTGCAGAACGGTGAATTCGTGTTTACGGTTATGGATGGCAGGGCGATCGTTGAACAGGACATCAACACGCTGCACACCTTCACGCCGGAGAAAGGCAAGGCGTTCAGAAAAAATCGCGTGCTGCGCGTGCTGGACGGTCTGGCCAACGACTACATGAGGACGTTCTCGCAGTCGTATATCGGCAAAGTGGCCAACAACGATGACGGTCGCAACCTGTTTAAGTCGGAGATCATCAACATTACAAACCAGTATCAAAACATCGGCGCGGTGCAAAACTTCGACCCGCAGACGGATCTCGAAGTGTTGCCGGGCGCTGACACGGACGCTGTCGTCGTGAATCAGTGGGTTTGGCCTGTCGACAGCATTGAAAAAATCTATATGACCGTGACGGTCCGGTAAGGGGTGAAGTGAGAAATGGCCTTTTTCCGAAACCAGGACGCAATCAGTGGCAAAATGGCGCGGGCCTACGCGACAATAAACGGTCGGGTAGAGGAGTTGTTTTACGCCAAGTCCATCGAAGCGACGATTGAGAAGAATAAAGTAGATGTGCCGATCCTGGGTAAGACGAACACCTCTCAACGATCCGCCGGTTGGAGCGGCAGTGGCACGCTGACTATCTATTATGTTACGTCGCTTTTCCGGCAGATGATGGTGGATTATGTCAAGACAGGGCGCGATTTCTGGTTCGACTTGCAGATTGTGAACGAAGATCCGGTATCCAGCGCAGGGAAACAAACAGTTGTGCTCAAAAACTGCAATCTGGACAGCGTGGTGATCGCTCAATTTGATTCCACCAGCGACGACATGCTGGAAGAGGAACTTCCGTTCACTTTCGATGACGTGGACATTCTGGACCGGTTCAATACGATTACGGGCGCCTAATCATTTTTTGGAGGGGTAATAGATGAGTACGTTACAAGATTTCTTAAACGCCAACCCGGTAGACGGTCTTACTGATGAAGTTGTAGTTTCTCCCAGATTCAAAGACAAAGACGGCAATCCTTTGAAATTCAAAATCAAAGCAATGACCAACAAAACGTTTGACGAACTGCGCAAACGACATACACATGGAAAAGGGCGTAAAGCCGAATTTGATTCTTCCGGTTTTAACATTTCGGTGGTTATCGAACATACCATTGATCCAGATTTTAAGGATGCGGCCAGCATCCAAAAACTTGGATGCGCGACACCTGAAGAATATCTTTCACGGGTGCTTTTGCCGGGAGAAGTCGCCACACTAGCACAAAAAATTTCCGAACTGAGCGGTTTTGATGTAGACATGGAGTCATTGGTGGATGAAGTAAAAAACTGATTCGGGAGGGCGACGCGGAAGCAAATTACGCGTATTACGCCCTCCATAAATTGCACATTCTCCCGGGGCAGTTTGTAAACTTGCCTCGGGAGGAAAAGGCTGCAATCATGGCTATGATTGATCTGAAAATAGAGAGTGAAAAAAGGGCCGAAGCTGAAATTAGAAGAAAAACCAAAACCAGATGAATCATCTGACAGACTTTTTTGTGGTAAAATGTAGAAATGAAGTACAAACTGTCAGGAGGATGGTTTTGGTGTTTTACTTCTTTATGTTTTTGTGGTT